TTACTATTCAGCTAACCAAATCTTTATTATATCAAAGGCTCAGGAAAAAGAAGGTACTGACTTGGCAGGTTTCAAGTTCACTATCAATATTGAAAAGTCAAGATATGTTAAAGAAAAGGCGAAGTTGCCGTTTAAAGTATTGTATGATTCTGGTATTCAAAAGTGGAGTTCATTGATGGACCTTGCGATTGAAGCAGGTATGATTACAAAGGCAACACAAGGATGGTATAATTTGACTGACCTTGAAACTGGTGAAATCATTGAACCAAAACGTAGAGGTAAAGATATTGAAACTGATGACGAATTTTTTGAACAATTAATTCTGAATGAAAAATTCAATGCCTTTATTGAAAAAAGATATAAGCTAACAATGGTGGAGGAACAAGATGCTCGAGAAGACGATACTGTCGAATCTGATACTGAATGAGGATTACTGCCGAAAGGTATATCCTTATCTTAAATCCGATTACTTTGATGATACCGTTCTTCGTAAAGTATTTGAAACGGCTTCTGATTATTTAGAAAAATATAAGGAGCCGCCATCTATTGAGGCGCTTAAGATTGCGATTGACCATCGTAAGGATTTGAATGAAGAAACTTATCAAGGCGTTCATGCATTTGCCGATGAATGTCAAATTGATAAGGAAACTGGAATTGATTTCTTAATTGATGAAACAGAAAAGTTTTGTCAAGACAAAGATTTATATAACAGTATTCGTAAATCTATTCTTATCCTTGATGGTCAAGACACTGTTAATGGTAAAGGAGAAATCCCAAGGCTGTTATCCGATTCGTTAGGTATCAGCTTTGACCAATCAGTAGGTCACGACTTTCTTGAAGATATTGATGATCGTTATGAACATTATCATCGTAAAGAAGAAAGAATCCCATTTGATGTTGACATCTTAAATAAAATTACAAAAGGTGGTATCCCACGTAAATCTATGACTGTCCTCCTGGCAACAACAGGTGGTGGTAAGTCATTATTGAAATGTCACATGGCAGCAAATCATTTGATGTATGGAAAGAATGTTCTGTATATTACAATGGAAATGGCTGCTGAAGAAATCGGCCGTCGTATTGACGCAAACATTATGGACATTACGCTTGATGAAGTTGTAGAAGTCCCAAGAGATGTTTACGAAAAACGTATGGCAAGATACAAAACAAAAACAACAGGTAAGTTGGTAATCAAAGAATTTCCTACAGGATCTGCACATAGCGGTCACTTCCGTCATTTGCTAAATGAACTGAAACTCAAAAAGAACTTCAGTCCTGATGTTATCTTCCTTGATTATTTGAACATATGTTCATCATCTCGAGTTCGAGGTGCAGCTGCTGCGAATAGTTATACTTTAGTAAAATCAATTGCTGAAGAGGTTCGTGGATTGGCAATGGAATATAATTGTGCAATCGTTACTTCTTCTCAATATAACAGAGATGCTTATGGAAACTCTGATGTTGATTTGACTAATACTTCTGAATCTATGGGTATCACTCATACTGCTGATGCGATCTTTGGTCTTGTCAGTTCAGAATACCTCGACGAAATGAATCAATTGATGATTAAACAATTGAAGAATCGTTGGGGAGACATTAGTTATTATCGAAGGTTCCTAGTCGGTATTGACCGATCCAAGATGAAGATTTATGAGCTTGAGGAATCTGCTCAGCAAAATATAAATCTTGATGGTCCTGGAGGTGGTCAGTCGCCGGGAAAGAAACAGAGTTATGACGACGGTCCTGTATTTGACAAGACCGACATTGGACTTAGGTTAAATAAACGTAAGTCAGGAAAAAATGTATTTGGTGATGTAGAACTGCGATAAGTTATCTGTATAAATAAACTAAAGTAAACTAGAATTTATAATAGGTAATTTATGCGCAGGTTCAAAACATTCGTTGCTGAAGCATCAATACTTAAACCCGACTATGTTGTCGGTCATAAGGTTGTATTCAAAGGCAAAGATTTTCCAACCCTTGTCAAGATGGGTTATAAAGAAGGTGACATTTTTGAAATCGTTGGTCCTGGTTCAAAGGTTGACGCTTTTGATGGAAAGGAAGATGGCGAATTTGAAAAATTCTTAAAAGCACCTGACGGTAAAATTATTCATGTTAAAGGAGGCCAAGGAACTCGTTCTTCGGCCTTTACTCATTATAAAGAAGGCGGAGGAATGCCTTCTGGTGCAGAATGGGAAGACCTTATTGTATTTGCCTATAACGAATTAAAAGGCCAAGATACCGACGCTGAAACAAAAAAAGTCGCCATGAAATATTGGGGATCCTATCAAGAACAAGCAGAAACAATTGCCAAAAACTTTGAAAGAGGTTTATCGGCAAGAGCATTAGTTCAGACAGGACGCGGTGGTGCAGTAGGAACTGTTAGCCTTGGTCCTATATGGCAAAAACAAGGTGCAAGAGATAAGACTCCTAAAACAGATATTGCATCTTCTGATTTCAAAGAAAAGATTTCCATAAAGAAAGGCGGTGGTTCTCAATTAGCATCTGCGAAAAAGAAAGAAGCTATTGCTATTGTTGAAGCTGCATTATCTGAAATGGGTAATGAAAAGAAATTTGCCGCGAACTTAGTTTCAGAAATGGAATCAAAAATGACAGAACTCATATCAAATGAAACTGTCACTAACCTAAAGAAACAATCAAAAGCTGGTGCTAAGACCGCTGAAGTAATTGACTTTCAGGAAAAAGATAAAAACAATAAACAACTTGGTGATATGCTTGCGACTTATCTTAATCAGGATAACGAAACAAATGCTTTATTTAGTAAGTATGTAGTTTTAGAAGCAAGTACAGGTAATAATAAATTTGGTTCTCCTGATGCAAAAGCAGCTGCTAACTTATTAGGTAAATTTGAAGTAAGCGGTAAAGTTGACCTTGAGCCAATCGGTTCAATTCACGATCCTATTATTAAAAAGTATGCAAGTACTGTAAAACCTTATGTTGCATTTAAAAAAGGTGGTGGAAACAGCCCTGCTTATTCTGCTTTACGATTAGGTATTAAAGAAGATATACAATCATTTAGAGATATTATAGTTGAAGAACTATCTAATGTTGATGGTTTATTAACAGAAGATTTCCTTTGTGAAGGTCCTCTTGATATGTTAAAGAAAGCTGCAAGTAGAGCAAGAGAAATTGGTTCTGCTTTAATGACAAAAGTTAAGTCTGCTGTAATGGCAGTTATTAAAAAGGTCGGAGCAATGTTAAAGAAGATTGCATCTTTAGGACGAAAGATGTTCGGCGCATTAATGAAGTTTCTTGGATTAGATATAATGTTTGCTAACAACATTCCTGGTGAGGTATCGTTGTGAGAAAGTATAAAGATTTTGTAAACGAAGGACCAAACGATCCTGCGATCTTTAAAGCAATCTTTTTAGCAGGCGGACCAGGTTCAGGTAAATCATTTATGGTTGGTCAAACATCATTGGCTGCTCATGGATTTAAAATTGTAAATTCTGATATTGCATTTGAAAAGGCAATGGAGAAAGCAGGATTGGCAATGGATCCTGAGACTATCTTTTCTGCTCAAGGACAAGCAATAAGAGATAAAGCAAAACGATTAACTGGTATTCAATTTGAAAGATATGTTGAAGGTCGATTAGGTTTAGTCATTGACGGAACTGGTAAAGACGAAGAGAAAATCAGAAATCAAGCAACAAAACTCAAATCATTAGGTTATGATGTAGCAATGATTTTTGTCAATACAGATTTAGATACGGCAATTGCTCGAAACGAATTAAGACCGAGAAAATTACCGACAACAACAGTAGTGACAATGTGGAAAGCAGTTCAGAAAAACATTGGTCGATTCCAAGGATTCTTTAAAAACAATATGTTAATCCTTGATAACTCTGAAGGAACACAATGGACAAACTCTGCACAGGTCGGTTATAAGTTTGGTAAGGCATTTGCCACCAAACCCGTAACAAATAGAAAGGCAGTTAATTGGATTAATTCTTTTAAACCTTCAATGGTTGAGTCAACATTATCCGCTCCTAATATTGCTATCCTAGATGCGTTACTTGCTGATGTTAAAAAGAAATTAGAAAAAGATTTAAAACGCGGAAGTAATCTAAAAGATTTAGATGATATTGCCGCGATGGTTAACAAACGAGTTGAGAAAGATTTTAAACACAAAGGTTACGCAAGATTAAAGGATCGTAAATGAAGTCGTATAATCAATACATTGCTGAAGCTGCGCAGAACCTTCATATGACTCACCTTGAGGATGCTGTTATTGATGGTGGTGTCACAGGAACAAGAAACGTAATTAATTATATTCGCAATATACGCGATATGCTTTCAGGAAATACTTCTGCACCTGTTAGCTTAACAACAAAATGGGATGGAGCTCCTGCTATCTTTGCTGGGATTGACCCGAGCGATGGCAAGTTCTTTGTCGCAAAGAAAGGTGTATTTAATAAAACACCAAAACTATATAAAACAAATAAAGAAATAGATAATGACCTATCAGGAGACCTCAATGCAAAATTTAAGACTGCGTTGAGCGAATTGTCGAAGATAGGAATTGAAGGAGTAGTGCAAGGTGATTTCTTATATTCAAAAAGCGATCTTAAAACAGAAAATATTGATGGAGAACCGCATATTACTTTCCATCCTAATACCATTGTTTACGCGGTACCTAAATCATCAGACCTCGGTAAGAAAATATCAAACTCGGAAATCGGAGTGGTCTGGCATACAACATACGGAGGACCAACTCTTGACAAAATGTCTGCAAGTTTTGGTCAGGCGATCTCAACTAAACTTAAGGATGTTAAAAGCGTCTGGCATGTAGACGCAACCTTTAAGGATATATCAGGTACAGCAACATTTACTGCGGAAGAGAACAAAGCAATTACAGCGATGTTATCAGAAGCAGGTTCAATGTTTAGAAAAATTGATGCAAAAATTTTAAATGAGTTCGGAAAGAACGAAGATTTAAATCAAAAAGTAAATACATATATTAATTCAAAGGTTCGTGATGGTCAACGTATAGGTGCAGTTAAGCCTTTCGTATTAGGACTTCAAAAATACATACAAGATTATTATAAAAAACAAGCAGATGCAAGAAAGACTCCTGCTGGTAAAAAAGTTCAAATGGATAAAGCAGCCGCCGCACTATCTGTTTTCTCAAGACAAAACATTAGAAAGATTGAAGAAATCTTTGCTTTATACGATAAGCTTGTTGATATTAAATATGTGATTATAAATAAATTAAATAAAGTTCAGGGTATTCGTACTCTGCTCAAAACAAATAAAGGATTTGAAGTGACAGGTCAAGAAGGATTTGTTGCGATTGACCAATATGGAACAAACGCATTGAAGATTGTTGACCGACTTGAATTTAGTAAAGCAAACTTCAGTCCAGAATATATTAAAGGGTGGCAAAAATAATGGCATTCGTAACAGTACCAGGAAGCAACGGAACATGGGAATATGACAACGCAGCAACTGCAGCAGATACATATTCTACAAGTCCAGGAACAGTCACAGCAGGTGTAAGATCATTTACAACACCGGGCGGAGTGACAACTCAAACTTATATCAAATGTAGGAAGCCAGGAAAGACTTTGGTGAACGGCGAAATCAATAAAGACTTTTATGATTATCGTAATTCACAAGGTACACCATAATAGTTGACATAACCTCCTAACTTTGTTATAATATAAAATCTTTTACATAATGAGGAAGTGATCTTGAAAGACGTCACAGTCATAAATTTTTACGGCGGACCTGGCTCAGGCAAATCAACTGCTGCAGCAGGTCTTTTTTATAACATGAAAATCGCAGGATATAATGTTGAGCTTACAGACGAGTTTGCTAAAGAATGCGTTTGGGAAGGCAACATTCCAATGCTCCAAGACCAACTCTGGGTTCTTGGTCATCAACACCGAAAGATATTACGATTAGCGGATAAGGTAGATTATATCATTACCGATAGTCCTGTCTTATTAAGTCCGATATATCGTTGTCGTTACGGTGAAAGTTTATATTCAGAATTAATTGACAAGATGGCTTTAGAGTGTTATAATTTATATAAGACAAATATTAATTTTATGTTAGGTCGTCAAGGTAATTTTGAACAAAAAGGTCGCGCTCAAGATCTTGAAGAGTCATTAGAAATTGATGCTGCCATTGTGAATCAATTTGAAACTCTGGATATTCAATATATAAAATTAGAATCCGAAGATAACGCTCGAGCGGCAATGAGGTATATACAACGATTATGAATACCGAAAATATCGTAGAAAAATTTAAAGATATAGACCCTAAA